AATTCAAACTCCCTACCAATGTACGTGCTGACCCTGTCCTCAGAATTGTAGAAAACTCCTGCTATCTTGTCGTCAACTGTACACCTAGCGTGTGGATGTATGTTGTTGTAATCTGCCTCCAACCCAACGTGCATCGACAGTGCCAAGAATAATCCTAAACAGTTCATGCCATCCTCATAAGTATATCATCTTTTATACTGATTTAATAACTGTAGTTTTTGTTCTACAGTAAATTTCTTTGATGTGCCAGCAGTTATCCAACAAATATTATCTCTATAGGATTGTCTAGGTCTTTTAAATTGTTGTTCAGTAACAATTTGTTTGTGTGTTAAGTTTTGTTCTTGCCATAAATTCATTGGGTGGTCATCATCTGGCGGATCATCAAACATCACTTTTGCTTGTTCAACTACTTTCTTAGCACCTTCAGGTGTAAATACAGCAGCTGATACACCGCCTATTCTATTACCTTTATCTCTAGCAATTCTTAAATGTTCAACGCCATCGTTGTCATCATTAAAGTTTTGTGTGGCAACAGGCAAACAATTAATTTGTGTTTCTAATATTAAATCATTTTCTTCATAAGGTAAGTTATACCATCTTAGTAAATAGAAGTGTCTTCGTTCAGGATTTTCTGGTAAGTGTGCTTCTTTCCATTCTATATTATTATCTTCACATTTCTTAATTACTGACTGTGTAGGATTATAAATGGCAATCATCTTTCTCATTGTCGGATAATATTTCTGGCATTGTGATTGCCATAAATCAAAGTAATAATTAAAGTAATTAGGATCAGCGGCACAGTATAAAATCATTTAGGTATCTCCGTATGAGCAATATGTTGTAAACTATGTATCTTTCTTTTATCTTCCATTGAATTAAAATAATAACCCTCTATCTTATCATAACCATTTTCTTTTGCCCACATCACACGTTTATTACCAATATGTACATAGTAACCTGGTATTAAGTTACCGTCTTTATCTTTGTGATGAGGATTTTTAGGTAGTATTCTATCTTTGACCCATTGTTGCCTATGATCGGTAACAGCTATCGGCCAAATCATTCCGTGCTTTTCAAAACTTTCATCATAACCAAATTCGTTTGATCTATTTTTGAGCCACGTATCGTTAGGAATTGTTCGTAAAGATTTTACATCAAAATATTGTGTAGTAAAATCAGGAAGACTTTTTTGTGCTTTTAATATTTTCATAACCAACTTTTTGTATAAAATAACTATCAGCAATATCTGAAATAGGATTACCTACTTTATCTGTATCAAATATTTTCTTCAAGTCAATCTTTGTTTCTTTAGTAAATGATTCGTACATCATATCTTTATCAGCATTACCTTTGCCAGTAGCACCTTTTTTAACTACACTAGGTACAACTGTATCATACTGTATATTTAATTGTTGTAATCTGTATTTTAGAATACCACAGTTTTCTGCTATTTGAAATATAGCTTGACCTTTTGAACCAAAAGAATAACCTTCAATAAAAACTTTTAAGTTTTTTAAATCATAAGTTAATCTGTTAAATGTATTGATTGCCCAATCAGATATTTGACTAAATCTTTTTATAGGTGTGTCGTATTCTTGGTGTTCATAACCAATAATGTTTTTTGCCATTTGACCAATGTACTTTTTTTTATTTGTCAAATAATAAAACATATATTCACTTTCATTATTAATACAGATAGCAGGACTTGTTAAACTATAATCAATTCCAACTATCGTCTTCGGTTTCGTTTGTCCAGACTTCTGGTTCATCTTCTAATTGTTCCTCTACTTCGTATCCACAGAATGGACAAGTTAACGGCTCTAAGTCTTGCTCGTTAATGTCCCACTGTATTGTATATTTAGTTTCACAACTAGAACAGGTTTTTGGTCTTTTCTCTAACATTATAATTTAAACTTCTTAAATTGATCCTTCTTAACGTCTTGTTTAACACCACCAATTACATAACTTTCAATTTCTGTTTCTTGTGGTGCGTTTTGTAATGAACGACTATTTAGCCAATGGTCAACCCAAGGTAATGGATTTGTCTTTTGTTCATATCTTGGCTCCAAACCAATAGCTTTCATTCTTCTATTTGCCATATATTCAACAAATTGATGTAATAGTTTTTCTGATAAACCTATCATTGAACCTTTACTAAACAAATATGTTGCCCAACGTTTTTCTTCTTGTAAGGCTTCATCATACATTGTATAAACTTCTTTTTCACAATCTTTCATTACTTTTAACATCTCTTTATCACCTTCTCTTTCACGCCAATTATTAATAATTGTTTGTGACATCGCCAAGTGTTGACTTTCATCTCTGGCAATAAAAGATATTATCTTTGCTGAACCTTCTAATAATTTTAATTCACCAAAAGCAAATGAACAAGCAAATGAAACATAGAAACGTAAACCTTCTAAGATGTTTACAGTAACCATTGTTCGATAGAGTTTCTTTTTCAACTCATACATATCTACTTTTTTAGGATCTAAACACCATTGATAACCGTAGTTAATCATTTCATCATAAGTTTCTGTAATTGTCTTTGCTCGTCTTTCAATCTTTTCATCTTGTATAATAGTATCAAAGATTTCACTAGGATTAGAATATAAGTTTTTAATAATGTATGTATAACTTCTACTGTGTATTGTTTCAATAAAATCCCAAGTAACAATACAACCTTCAAGTTCTGGTAAAGAACAGAATGGTAAAAATGCTAAACAAGGTCCTCTACCTTGTACACTATCTAACATAGTTTGATATTTTAGATTAGATGTAAAGATAAACTTTTGTTGTTCAGATAGTTCCTGATAATCATTTCTATCTTTTTGTAATGAAACTTCTTCAGGTCTCCAAAAGTAACCTAGTTGTTGTTGGTTTAATTTATCAAAGATCGGATACTTCATATCATCATATCGTTGAACCGCCAAATCAGGACCAAAAAACATTAACTGTTTTGTTGAGTCTAAATTCTTATCTTTGTTGAATACACTTTTTGCCATTTATTTTTCACCTTCCTTTAATTCGTAAAAATAGTTTTCATCATCTCCTGCTGTCCATTTTAGTTCACTTTCAACCGAATATTCTATGCTGGACACTTTAAAGTCTGGAAACTTCAATTCACTTGGAGTTAAAGACTTATCATAAAATATTACTCGGTTATTAGGTTGAGCGGCAAAGTAACCGTTCTCTAATTTCAATATATTAAATGACTTATGTTGACTTGGTATTTCACTATAAGTCACGTTTCTTTCTAAGTTTGTAGAATTACAGTTGTCTATAGTAAACATATACCAACCGTGATACCACTTTTTACTAGGCGAAAAATATTTACATTTATTGCCTGTCATTAATTGTTTTTCAACAATTGTTATATCATAACTAAAACAATCCCATAACTGTAATTCTGTTAATGGTATGTCTTCTTTAATATCTTTTTTCCAAACAAAAGCAGATATAGGTAATTTATCAAATACAGCACCATACTCTGGTAAATAAGTTTCAAAGTATAATGCTCTACCTTTAATACTTTTTGCTGTGACCCAAACACCTTCGGTTAATTCACCGTGACCCTTTTGTAAATCATATAGGTACTCTTTCTTAACATACACATCTGTATGTGGTAAGTTAATACATAAAAATGCCATAACTTCTCCCTATATTGTACAAGACTCGCAATTTTCTTCTTCAAGTTTATCTTGTGGTTTATCTTCTGGTATATTATCATTAAAGCCAACAGGATGTGCTGGTTCGTCAATATCTTTTTTACTGTCATATGTATTTTGATAATATGATGTTTTCCAACCATACTTATATGTTGACAATAAATCTTGTGCCATTACTGATATTGGCACTTGACCATCTTCAAAATGTTCAGGATTGTATGACCAGTTACCACTGATAGCTTGGTCAAAATACTTTTGTATAACAGAAACTATGTTTATATATCCCTCCATTGACTTCATATCCCATAATAATGTGTAATTATTTTTTAGTGTAGAATATTGTGGTACAACTTGTTTTAAAGGACCTTTTTTTGATTTCTTAATACTTAAATAGTCCCTAGGTGGTTCAATGCCGTTAGTGGCATTAGAAACCACACTAGAGGATTCAGATGGCATTTGGGCTGAGAGCGTGCTATGTCGGAGCCCAAACTCTTTGATGTCTTTTCGTAGTTTCTCCCAAGGCATAGATAGTTTACGATTTACAATCTCATCTACCTCTTTCTTGTAAGTGTCTATCGGTAAGATACCGTCTGAATATTTTGTCCTATCAAAGTAATCACATTTGCCTTTTTCTTTAGCAAGTTCATTACTAGCTTTTAAAAGATAATATTGGAAGTATTCAGTTAACTCGTCAACTTCTTTCCAAGCTTGTTTATCTTCATAGGAAACTTTTAATTTAGCAAGATAGTGTGCTAATCCAATATAACCGATACCTAAACTTCTTCTTGCCTTTGTAGATACTTCGGCTGCCTTTACTGGATATTGTTGATGTTCTATTAATTCATCTAAAGAACGTACAGATAAATCGCATAGACCTTCTAAGTCATCTAAGTATGTTATTTTACCTACGTTGATTGCTGATAGAATACACAACGCAATTTCACCTTCACCATCAATGTGTTGTATAGGTACAGTAGGTAATGTAATTTCTTGGCATAGATTAGACATTGTTACTCTATCTTTAAATGATGAGTGAGTATTACAATGGTCAATGTTCATAATATAGATACGACCTGTTTCAGCTCGTTCTTTTAATATATCCATAAACAATACTTGAGCATTAATCTTTTTCTTTTTAACACTTGTTTTTCTTTCGGCTGCTAAATAAATTTCATCAAACTTATCAGTACCCCAAGCTTCATAGAGTTCAGGTACTTCGTGTGGACTGAATAAAGTTATATCTTCATCATTAATAAATCTTTCATAAAATAGTTTTGATAACTGAATTGAGTAATCTAATTTTCTAACTC